CGAGCCACTAGATGAACGTTATAGGACGTCGCCTTGGTAACCTGAGTTGTTCACCTCAACTCAGGGTAGTAAATAGTATTTAGTAAATAGTAAATAGTAAATAGTAAAAATAATAGTTCAATATTATATTTAGTAAAAGTAAGTTGCCTTGCTATAACCCTTATTACCTAAATCTTTAACATTTTAGTACTAGGTAAATAAAGTTATAACCTGTAAGGACTTGGTGAATCTATCTTTGATAAGAATTAAAACTCATCAAGATATAGCCCTCACGGTTAAACATGTGCTTCAGTGTTTACCTGCTACAGATAAGTAAAGAGCTCTTCTTTATTCGGTTTTATCACTTCTGATGGCATTATCTTTTGAATCATGTATCTTATAAATCCATTCATCATCAATTCTAGTATATTCTGCCGTTACGTGATTACCCTTAAACTCATCATTCATCCATTTTTATAATGGATCATTCTTACTTATAGTAGCCTTTAATTAGGATAAAACGCAGTCCTAAAGTTCATCTGCATCTATCTTCTTTTAAGAAACAGCACCTGTATAGGCAACTCTTGCCACTTGCCTTTTCATAGAGATACACCCGTGATTAATAACTCCAACCTTAGCTAGGAATGAGAAAGAATTATCTGAATAAGTGATTTCCTTCAAAACCATTCCTAAGCCATAGTATCCCTCTTATTCAGGAGTGGCATACGCATCCTTCATAGCTTGTTTATGTAATTAAACAAAGGATCGTTCAATAATTTCCAGAGTATCATCCCCAGCTTAGAAACAATGATAATGTTCTAAGTATCCATATATCTTGGCTAATGCATAATTTGATTACATCATTCTGTAAGTATTACCCCAAGTAGTTCTGCTTGGATGACCAGAATAAACAGTACCTTTTAGAATGAATTCAAGTATCTTGATTTTTATTTTCAGTCCTTATTAATATTCTGAAGGTAACTTCACTCTTATCTTTGATTCTAAGCACAATAGAGCTCGAATAATCTCACGTGATTATATAAGATCATAACCTGAAGATGCTAATAATGGATATATATCCTTTAATGTTACATTATCGTATGCCTCTATAAATGGTGCTGATTAATGTGCATCATGGTTTGATCCATCTCTAGAAACAAAAACTGGGTCCTTGAAAGTATGATATACTTTATTAACCATGTCTATCAATTAATAGGGTTACACACCAACGACAAATGATCCATAACGGTATCGTTTGTCGCCTTCATACTTTGGCTTGTGTTAGTCTATCCACTTTGTTAATATAATAACATTGTGCATCACATTACCTAGTACACCTTTTGTTTCATCAGATGGATCCATTGTTTATCGAGGTTTTATTAAATCCGGATTTAACGGTTAACTTGTGTTAGTATTATCCTTTATCTTTTGATTTCCCCAAAGTGTGGTGCTTATTTTAGGTCTTTTCTAAAAATTATCAATGCCTCGTTTATAGATAGCACGTTTCCTTGGTAAAACATGAGCTAAATACTGATCTGCAGTCAATAGATGCGACGTAGTCTGTGTTACTGCTTATTGTCAATCTACTACTGTATAATGTTATGAATTGCTAGCAACTTTCTATAGATAACTAGGTAGAGGTTGAACTTTTGCCCCAAGCTACCTACACAACATTGCCCAGCAATAACTTAATGGATGAACCCCTGCTGACTTTGGTATAAATCGTCTTGCTACAGTGTCATGAAAACGGGTCGAGACAATCCAATCTTTCAATATATATGGTAATTTACTCAATTTGGCTAACACATGTTATATTGGTCCCCATTTACTTGATAGACCTACTAATGATGGCATGTTCATCATATCCACCTTTTATAAATCATCAACTTTCTTCTAACCAAGAGGCAATGCATGTGTATCTCCATTGTAGACTCCTGCCCAGACTTAAGTTGTTGTTGCAATTGATCCACCAGCTCTAGATATCTAATCTATTATTATGGTATAGGCATAGTATGAAATAATATGTTCCCATGTCGTATAAATTTGCTTCTATTTTGGATCAAACCTCAATAATGTATATATTAAATTATAAAGTATAAAGGTTGTTCTTGCTATAATGCCAATAAATATTTTTGCCACAGTCTGTATTATCCAACGACGTTGATCCACAATTAAGTAGATCATAGCGATAATTATACTAATACATGCATACAAAAATTCTTTAAATATCCAAGTAGACAAATCATAAAGTAATATTGTTTTAAGTAATTCTTCTGGCTCGAGTCCTATTGAATAGTATTTTGTGGCCATAGTTATCCTTAAAAATAACACCAGTGTAGTTATATATTTCATATAAGGTATACGATATATTGCTTAACTTAAAAGAGTTAGGATAATTAAGCGATAAGTACCATAAATAATACACATGATTGGGAATACAGCATAGCACCATTTAGGTACTCCGCCAGCCTTATAGCCAACTATGTCAAATAAAAGTTTAAAGAATTTTGCAATTATAGGCTATATTAAATTCCATATTATATTTACCCAACCTGCTTTTATTTAACCTGTTTTATCAATATGTAAAAGATAACATTAGTTGAGAGGTTCTCTAACATCTTCAACTGTAATAGCTGCTTGATCTAGCATTACACTAATGTATCTTGCACAATCTGCCTCAGCTGTTATGGGATCCTATTCTATCAATTACAAATGTTTCAGATCATTACACCATACATTAACCTGATTATAAATGGTAGGATCACATGTTTTAACTTCATGTATTTATGGTAATATAGTATTAAACAATTTTTACTACATGCTTATTCCTGTTAATACTACAGATGGTACACGCTCTGTGTATGATTAAGCTGAATAAGTACATATTGCCATTACTTGATTAATCTTATGGCCTATATGAGTAACTATACGCTTAGAAATGGCTAAATTTTTATAAGTTACATTTTATGCCGTGAAACTAAATGGTAATGTTTCATGTACATATGATTTATCATTACCACGAGGACAATTGGATATCATAAGAACCTTTGCCTAATTTAAATAAACTTCACAATGTCCTTCCTAATCAAAATACCTGTAGATACCTGGCTCTTAAAGAACCTCATTGAAGACAAGTATTGCCATCCGGGTTTTATTTTAGGTTAAATATTTATCTATAAAATCCAAAACCCCTGGATAGTAGATACAATCAACTGCTAGAATATTTCCATCCAATTCACATACTGTATCCTTATTACAAACTTCATCTTTTAACAAAGTTTTGTAAGGAAAATGTTTTGCATGTTCTATCCAATATCGATTATCATAGTCAAATAGCTTCGGCCTGTATGCTACATATTGCATTTGAAAACCTGATCTGGCCAACATTGCTCCTGTTTTATGCCATTTCGCTGCTATTTCTATGATATTATTCTAGCGTATATACCTAATTCCTTCGATTGTGAGTGAATCTGTGACTGTTCTCAAAAATGGATGACCGTCAATCTCACATTTCTTAAAGGAACCATTACCTACACTATCTGGGTAACGTTCTTTACAAAACTAGACTCCTTTAAATTCTAGTTTCTAAACAGTACGAATGTAAACATCATCATCAATTATACTGTAATCTTCGCTACATTACCCTTATCTTGGTGGCTTGGCAATATTCATCTTAGTTATAGCAGGTTACACCTATGATGTCAATTTAAGTGCTTCTTATGGCCATTCCATTACATCATAGTGATTACCTATACATGAAAGGCAAATATCAGGTTTAGTTCTTGATGATATTGTACCTAAACCAAATAACCAATTGCCATCATCATCTTTTGTCCATATTTGCAAAGTTTTGTTCAAAGATACATAATGACGCCGCCTCAACATCTCTAATTAAAGGGTCTTCGACATTGGAGTAACACCTTAACTTATGGTCAACATCTGCGAAATTATGCACAATCTTTAATTTATCTAAAGCTTCAAAGAAACAGTTTAAAGTATGTGGTTTATAAGATAAAAACTCTAAAGGATGTTCAATTTAGACAGCACAGTGAAACATATTGATACCTGTCTAATAAAAATACAATCCTGTTCCTACTGCATCTTTATGAATCACATTGACGGGCCATTGACCTAATAGATCAGCAATTTCCTCTTTTGTTAACGCATTATCATGTTAAATATTGTAGTGATTGCGTAACAATTTATGTTCAGAATGAGCTAATGTTATTAATGATTCAATTCCAGTTTTTGTAATAACCTTGCCATCAACTTCAATTTAACCTGCAAATAATTCCTCCAACTCATACCAAGTTGGTTAATTTGAACCTTCTTCAGTGGATAGGATCAATGTAGTATGCTATTTTTATTTAAGTGGCATTATGACTTATGCAAAATATCCCAAGAATGTTGCTCCTTATAAATATCTCAAAATAGTCAATGCTATCAACACACAATCATTGTCAGCTGCAGAGGGTATAAGATAAGAATGATTCTTATGTTCAATAGTCTTACGTCCATCAAAGTAGGTTGTAAAATGTGGTACAGGGGGTTCAAATGTATTTTCTGGCCATTCAAAATTAACATGTAAATTTTGTGGTTTATGACCGGTATAGACTCTTGGATCTTTCAAATTCAATTATTCCATTCCAGTTAAATCGCTCTTCTTAGGTATTATGACCTTCCTCCAGTCATTCTTGCCCCCTTTATTACCAGTTTTTCTATTCTTCTTGCTATAATCATACATGCCTAATGAAATTAATTCACCTTCAGGTATGGCATTATCAATTAATGTTAAATCTCCTAATCTGAAGTAAGCATGGTTATCTTTAACTATAATACATCCTGTAGGTATCTAGGTTTTATAGTTATAAACAACAACTGGTACTTTCCCTACCCTGTATTTATGATAAGCCTCGGGTTTCCTCAAATTTCCTGATAAAAAGAATTCAGCGAAGTAGCCGCAGTAACCATTACTAGGTGCAGAGAAAACAATTAGACCATGAACTAGTAAGAAATAAATTGATGGTAAAGGTATTAATACATTCAAGACATGGTAACTAATATATATAATGCAAGATTAAATGAAGATATATCTGGCTATTAAAAAGAATGTGAGTAAAATACATCCTGCCCATAATATCTTTTAACACATATGTCTAATATCTGTTAACCAATTCCAGAATGCAAAAATACCTATGCAAACTGTTTTTATTTCG